TCAACCATTTAATTCTCCAAGAGCTGCTTGCCAGCGATAAAATGCCGAAGGATTAGAAATCTTAAATTCGTTAGATATCATACTTATCTGAACTTCTTTATCTGGATTCTCTTCCCTAATCTCTTTCAAAAACTTAACCACATTCTCTAAAGGCGCTAGAAATTCTGCGGCGAAATTATCTGCTTGTTTCTCGCGTTGTTGAGCATCAACTGATGAATAAGACTCTTTGCGATAGGATATTTCCACCAAACCATCTGGAAGATGTTTTCCAGGTTGCCATTGCCAATGTAATAGAACATGCCCTAACTCATGAGCAATTGTAAAACGTTGACGCAACTTGGATTGAAAACCATTAATAACTATTTCTGGAACACCATCAACTACATGAACATATCCACTTATTTCTTCCGAACTCTTAATATGTGACATATCAGAATATTTTACTTCTATCCCGAAATTTTCGACGGCACTCTCAATATCTTCGATAACATTTTTTAGTGATAAAGCTGGATATTGATCTCTTAGTAAGTTAACAAATTGTTTATATAGATTTTTCACCATACCTACCACCTCTACTTTTTATTCAAAGATATAAGTTATTTAAACTATATCTAAATTTATTGTACATTATTTTAAATAAACATTCAATCACTTTTCCTCAAGTTTGTCAAATTAATTTTTCTTGACATAGCAAAATAAAAAGACCCTCGGTTTTTGCCGAGGGTTAAACTGTTTGCTTTGTCCCGTTTTAAAAGAGGGGTGCAATCCTATCTATTCTATTTTAACGTAAATTTATCCATGCAACAAATGATCGACACTCCAAACAGAGAGCCAAACTCGACCACTTGCGGATAGCTCGATGTTACGCCAGTAATAATTACCTGATCCATAAGCCCCCTCACCGTCGGAAACGACTTTGTTTGGGTTGATGACAAATAAGCTTCCAACTCTTGTCTCTTGGTCTGCCAACAAATTACCGTTAGCATCTACAAGGTCAATGTCTTCGCAGGCAATCCCGTTATCTGTCCAATCAAATTCCACAGGACAAAGGTCGTTACAACGCACTTGCCAAATCCCATTGACAAACTGCAAATCGTCTACGCAATAGATTTTTAGATTTTGTGATTTATTAGCCGAAGGTGCTGGTTGCGGTGCTGCGGCTTGTCCGTTTTCGCGGAAAACAGTTTCGTGAGGTCGTCCGTTGATTTCCCAGATTTGGTTGTAATCAGTTTCTGCTATCCCATCATAGCCATAACTACAATGGATCATAGTGGTTGGACTAGTCATAATCATAACATGCCCAAATGCGCCAAGCGAGCTAGAGCCGTCACGAGGTCCCCAAATAACGACATCTCCACGTTCAAAGTCAATAGATCCATCTACGCCATCATAAATTTGATGATACCCAATTGTTGGCAAATTGCTCTTAAGAGTTTCTGTGTTGTTGCTTAGGCTTAGCCCCAAAGCTTGGCTGACAGACGAGCTACAATCATACTCGATGCGTCCGTCTGCGTCTGCGTCATTCCCGTAGCGGTCGCCCATATCGTAATGTGCAGGAATTGCTTGCAACCTGCGCATCTCTGCAATACTTGATTCGATTCTACTCATGTTTATTCTCCTTTGTCTGTTTCTGTTTGTTTTTCTGTTTCTTCTTTTTCTTTGGCGTCATTAACAGTATTATATCCTAACGCTCTTTCAGAATCACCAAATCCTGATGTTGTAGGATCGGGAATGATATTGATGAAGTTAAAGATCGACATTACCAAGATGAATGGATTAGAAAATGCTTTCGCCATTAAATCTAACAACACAGTCCAGCTTGTAATATCAGTGACTTTAAGCCCATAATATGTAAGAATAGGAATAAATACTGCTACGAATACCCTAGTAACAAATGCTTTGTTCTTTTTAGTAAAACGGATTTTCCAGTTAATTTTATTCATGCTATTTTTCCTCTCTAATTTCTAAGTTCGAAAATTTTTCGAACAGTATCTTGATAGCTCCATTGCCACCAAGTTCGACATAACTTTCAAAGAGACGGGTGAGTTCTTCTAACTCATGCTGGGTAGTCCAGCCCCGTCTCAGTGCTTTTTTTAAATTTTCCTGCAGTCGAAAACGCTGCAACCGTTGAAGCCCTTTTTGAATCAAGCTCAAATCTTGGTTGTTTTTGTTTCCAATGTCCTGCACACCAACAACAGCTTCTTTTAAACCACCGATTTCTGCGGATAAAACTTGTATTTTTTTATCCGTCTCTTTACTATTTTGAGTTCCACGAAAACTAAAATAGCTTGGAATAATGACGACTAGAATTGGCGTCAATTTGTCTACAAAGCTTAGCAAATCCACATTTGGCCACCTCGATTACTTTTCCTTATTTCCAGATTCTAATTCCGAAATAATCGCATCTTCTACTTCATAGATTTTGTTTTGAAATTCCGCTTCCTGCTTGCGGATTTCACGGCGATTCTTAGAATATAATTCCGTGTTATTAATCCACTCACTAAAAGAAGTGATTCCTTTTTCATCAATGTCTGCGGCCATTGTTTTTACAAGGGTATCATCAATCTTGATGTTGCCTACAAGTTTTGTTGTTTTTACGATTTCTAATGTCATAATTATTCTCCTTTTTCTTCGGCTGGCTTCGTTTGTTCTTCAAGCAGAGCTTCCAGCTCTTGCACTCGTGCCTGAAGGTTTTCGTTTTCGGCTTGCGCTTGAATCAAGCGTGCCTTAAATTCTGCTGCTTCTAGTGCTTTGTCACCGATTTGATTTTTCAAATCAGTAAACATGTAAGTGTATACGTTTTCGTTCATGCGTTTCTCCTTTAAATAGTTAATTTACTTGGGATAGAATAAGAATATCCGTGTTCGGTTGTTTTATTATGGTGTAATAATTCTACGTTATCAATAAGCGAATTAATTCGATTGGCAATCGATTGTAAAATTCCATGCAATGATGAATAGTAAGTCCCCGAATTTTCAAGATATAACCATACATCCCCAACTTGCAAAACAGATTCTCGGCGGTCTTGTTGCCGTCTCGGATAAATTTGCAGTTTTCCTGTTGTAGAAACTACCCAACCATCCGCATTTTCGTATGCTGAGCTGGCAAGTCTTACAGCATCACCTACAACATCAATTGAATCAACTCCATTTCCATTCCATGCCCGAATGCCTACAAAACCACCATCATTAGAGCTTTCACTACCCCAACGGTTTGAACCGATAACTGTGACCCCAACCTTTGTACCGTTTGAGGAACCGGTCGCGAATTTTACAAACTGATTCGGAAAACCACCCATTACCCGTCTTATGGCAGGATCGTCTGTATAAAATTCCAGTGTACCGGAGCTTAAATCAAAGCTGGTATTTCCGTTTAACGATTTTAAAAGACCGCCTTTGATTTGCGTAGCGCTAAAGTCAATTGTTGACAGTTTATTGATAAACGCTTGCTTAGCTACCAAATTGTTTAACAAGGCATCATCCGCAGTCAACTTGCGAACGAGAGCATAATCTACTTTTAATTCAGCAGCTGTTACTGCGTCTGCTGCTAGAACTTCTGTCGTCACTGCTCCAGCTGCTAGATGGGCAGTTGTGATTGTATTAGCTGCTAAATTTCGTCCAGTGATAGAACCATCCACAATCAAATCACCCGTTATACGCATAAGCTTTGTAATGGCTTCTATGCTTTCAGGATTTTGTACGAAAAGGCTGGCAATCGTCTTGCCATTAACGACCTTACCTGTGCCGAAACTGATTTGTCCAGGTGTGATATTAATATCTGTCTTTTTCACCATTTCATCGACAGAAGATTGAAGCTTTTTAAACTCACCATCTACCGTCTGCTTGTACTCCGCTAACTTCGTATCTGCATAATTTTGATTATTTTCTGACGCTGGCTGATAAGCCCGTTTCATCGTGCCTTCGTAAACATCAATTTCACTAATCCACACAGTAGCGCTTTTGCCATCGCTAGAGCCAGAATTATCAAAACGAAGCGAAAATCCATCATAATTTCCGCTATTAAATGTAACAGTGAATCGTTCTGCTTCAAGAGAGGATAGGCGTTGGTGGAATACAGCTATTGCATCTTTCCAAGCATCGTCTGTATCAGAAAGCAAACCTACTAAAACACGAAATCCAGATACGTTACTGGACATAAACCCAGTAAACGATAAGGTATATGTTGTATTCTTTTTCAACTTGTTAAATATCATATTCTGGAGATAAGCTGTATTAGGTTCGTTTGTATCAATTACAAACATTGTTTCTTTGCCGTTTTTATAAAAGACATGCGTGCGATTAGTAAACCATTTGCCAGCTGTTCCACCCCAATAACGATCTCCAAGTTCAACCGCACCGTTCAAAACCAAATTAGGACTGCCCGTATTGAGTTCCTCAAATCTCCTGCCAATCCCTCTCACATCTTCTGTGTGTTGAGATTTCGCAACATAGCTTTCAGATACTTGTTTCCGCAGCGCTTCTGTACTGCGTGCTGTCTCTGTGCGTGTGTACTGCTCCAGTTGCTCTCTGCGTTTGCCATCATCTGCCACATAAGATTTAACGGCTGTCATGTCCGTTTTCAGACCTTCGGCAGTTTTTTCAAACGTGGTCTTAGCAACGGTGATTTGTTCCTCAACATCTTCAGGTGCCGGACTCCAATCAGTTGCGATTGTGCCTTTTTCGACTTTTACCTCACTAATCCAGACGTGCGCAGATTGTCCGTTACTTGACCCCATATTATCAAAACGAATTGAAAAGCCATCATAATTGCCACTATTAAACTGTACGACTACTCTTTGTGCTCCAGTACCAGGTAGCCGATTATTATAGACTGCTAGCGCCTCCTTCCATCTATTGTCTGTATCAGATAACAGACCAACCAGCACACGGAAATTAGATACATTCCAACTCATAAATCCGACAAACGATAAGGTGTAAGTCGTGTTCTTTTCGAGTTTGTTAAACACCATATTTTGGATATATGCGATATTTGGCTCACTCGTATCAATCACAAACATTGGCTCTTTACCATTCTTATAAAATCCATGTGTGCGATTAGTAGACCACTTGCCTGTTGTTCCGCCCCAATAACTGTCATTGCCAAGGTTGATAGCACCATTCCGTACGAGGTTTGTGCCCCCGATACTAATTTTGCTTATCTCTTCCCGAATCCCGTCAGCGGTCTGCTTGACTTCCGACTTGCTGGCTTTGTCGCCAAGTTGCCCAGTAATACGAGCTAGATTCTGCGTATTGCTTTGTTCATAAGCTGTCTGCTGGGTGCGGATACCAGCCAGGTCAGATTTGACTTGTTTGATGTTAGCTTCTGAATTGCTTTGTAAGCTTGTTAAATTTTGCTTAACCTTACTAATTTCAGCATTAGCATTCGCCAGCCCTTGATTTAAGTCTTGCTTGACTTTCTCGACAACTTCGCTTTTCGTCTGCTGCAATTTCTGTTCAATGGATTGATTGATTTCAGATTTAACTTGTTCAGCTTTAGCTTTCGCTTGCTCGATGCCAGTCTTTATCTCATCTTTCAAATCTTTTTGCTTTTTATCAAACTCTTTTTCAGCCCATTCAAGCTGTTGCTGTACTTCTGCTCGCATGTCAGTTGAAACTTGATTGATTCGGCGTTGAATAAAGCCGCTATAGCTATACTGTGTATCACTACCCGCTTTACTATCCGCACTAATACGAGACGACAAACCACCTTTAAAACTAAAAGATTGGCTTAAAACAGGAACTTTGAAAATTTCGTTTTTATTCGTCTTAATTGTGACCCACTGACCTACTTGTAATTTCAAGTGACCTTGATAGTTCAAACTAAACGGATAATACTTCAGATTTTTCAAATCATAGTACAAATCATCTAGTATGTTTTGATTCATAAAGCTGTTTTCCAACTCTAGAGACCGCCCAGTTCGCAAGCCAACAGTCAAAACTTCTTTATCCGTCTTCTTACAAGTGATACCAGCGATTTGATATTCTGTTTCACTCTTAGTCAATCCGTGCAGAAAATAACTATCAGCTGTAATAGTAATACCAGATTCTGTTAAGCCACGAATTTCAAGCTTACCTTCACGATTGAAGAAAGCAGAAAAGCCAAGCAACTGAACTGCTTGACTTAACACTTCTCTAAATGTGATATCTTTCTTATCTGGCTTTTTAGGAATGTGCTGCTGAATCGCACGCAAGCCTAAATTTTCCGTTTGTAATTCTACACCCGTTTTTTTACAGATTTCACGGATCACATCACGAATCTGTGCAGGATAGCTCAAATCAGAAACATAAGGCTGATTGAACTTAAACATACCGTCCATGAGTTCAAGTTCGGTCTTGCTTCGATTTCTATCAATCTTTATGTCATTGATAAAATACTCGCCCATCTTAATCCACTCATAGTTATCATCTACCAGTAACCCGATTTCTGGGTAAATTTTATCCAATTTTTGGAAAGTAGTGATAATACTAGAAAAGATAATTTTGCCGGAACCCGCGCAGGTACCACCCGGCTTGAATGTGTCACCTGCGATATAGCCGTAACTAAAAGCAGCTTCGTTGATGTCGCTCGACTGATACTTCCCTACACGAATTGCAAGAGCTCGGTCTCTTGCCAGCATTGCTTGCTCAAATGTTGTCATAGATTCCTACCTCTCTACTAGATTAAATTTCAAACCACTCCACGGTTTGAATTTGTTCGTAAACGTGTACGCCGGTGATGTTCTATCCCCAACATAAAAAGTACCTGTCGTCTGACCGTTGATAGGGTCTGGATAGCTAACACTAAAGAAGACTCCAGATACTGCATTGAGGATTTGCGAAATTTCAGCTTGTGACAACTGTCCCCACTCACACTCAAGTTTTCGTTTCGTGGTAATCCGATCGCGTACCATATTGCCATTAGCGTTACGACCCGTTTCGCCATCCACGTCTTGAATACCAACTTGAAAAGATTTAGGAGCCACAACAGCGACTCCATTTAATAATAGATTACTCATTGCACCTCCTAAATGTTTAACAGGATTTGGCCTGCTCGTTCTTGCTCTTTGTTAATTTCTTGGATAGCCACTCGACCAAATTCATGACCACCAATTTGAATCACGATGTCACCATTACCAGTAAATCTGCCCGATTGTGGAAGAATCCCACCAAGTGCATTAACAACTGCACCACTCACAACACGTCCCATCGTTTGCAAAAAGCCTGTATTTTCAAGCGGAACGACCGCTTCCTTACCAGCTTCACCAATCATGGCGACTGTCGGGCTGTCTATAATACCTCCACGAGCCAAGCGCGGTAGATAAACACCTCCGATATAACCAAGCGAGACTCCCGGCAATTTATTGATAATTCCAATTACGCCATTTATCATGTCAATAAAACCATTAACAATATTTTCAATAGTTCCTAACACAGCATTTACTGCACCACGGAATGCCCCGCCTACCGCATCTCCGACCGCTTGACCAGCGTTTACAAAAATACTTTTAACGGTGTTCCAAACTCCGCTGAAGAACGAGCCGATTGAACTAAAAGCATTTTGAACCGCAGAGTAGGCTTGTCTGAAAATGTTCCCGAACCATCCTGCCACGTTACTCAAAGCAGACGTTACATCGGACCATCTTTGGCCAAACCAAGAACCCAATCCAGAGAATATGTTTGTTAGCCCACTCCACGCTTCGCGGAATTTCTGCGTGAACCAATTTCCAACAGATTGCAAAGCATTTTTGATGTCATTGTAACGGTCTGTGAACCATTGACCTATATTTTGGAAAGTATTAACAATTCCGTCATAAGCTTGTTTGAATTTTTGAGAGAACCATGTTCCGGTGTTTTCAAATGCTTCTTTGATTCCGTCCCAAAGTCCTTTAAAGAACTCACCTATAGACTGACAAACTCCTCCGATAAAATCAACAATCCCTTGCCAAACTTCAGAAGCGAATTTACTGATTGTTTCCCAATTTTCATAAAGAAGAACTCCTATCGCAATAAGTGCACCGATAGCTACAACAATTAAAGTGATTGGGCTAGTTAATACTGCCATAGCAGCATTTAACGCCCAAGTTGCAGCTGTCATTGCTGCGGTAGCTGCTGTATCAGCTATTTTCGCTGCTGTAGAAGCACCCCAAATAATAACTTCTTTCCCTTTTTCAGCAATCAGGGCAGCGGTATTTACAACAAAATCTTTAGCATACATTAAGGTCAGTTGAGCAGTCTCGATTTTATCCTTAATTTTTGCAATAGTTGCAGCTTCAATAGCAGCCTTGACATTATCAAAGGCCGTTTTTGCCTTACCGAGAACACCAGCTAATCCTCCGGCTTGCTCTAAGAATGATGCGAATTTAATCGCATTCCACGCCGTGGCAAATGTTCCAACGACTGTAGCAAAAGCTGAAACAACACCTCGATTATTCTTGAACCAATCAGAAACGACTTTCAAAACATCTGCTGTTGCTTTTACTACATCGGCTAACAGTTTAAATGATTCAATAACTACTCCGCCTATTACTTGGGCAACATTAGCTATTTCAACTGCAAAATTCCCCGCAAACCATTCAATAAACGGTTTGAAGTTGTCTTTCCAGAGATGCATTAGAACATCAATAATATTGCCTAGCGCTTCGCCTATGCTATCCGTTGCAGGTTTAACATATGCATCATAAACAAATTTAAATTGTTCGCCAAAAGATTTGATAATCGGATTAACATAAGTATCAAAATTATCAATAAAGACAGCTACAATATCAGAAACTCCCGAAGCTATCGAATCAACGAATGGCCGAACGTGCTCACGATAAACACTCGTCAACATATCTCCAAAATCATTCACAGCTCGTTCAATTGTTTCAAATACAGGAGCGATGTTATTAAGCATTGTTTTAAACGCTTTGGCTAACTTAGGTGCGTTATCTGTAATAATTGTCTCGAATCCTTTAAATACATCACGAGCTAGATTGCTACCTAATTCAATAACTGTAGCGCCAGCGCTTAAAACTGCAGACACGATTGCGCTACCGATCCGAACCGCGCCGATAGAAGTCATCACGTCGTAGAACGCATTAGCAAGCGATTGAGCGATATTTCCGATAGATTGAGCTATTTCACCAACGTTGGTAAATAATGCTACCAGAGACCGCTTAATTCGTTCTTTCTGACGCTCTAGACCATTTGCGATGGATTCTGCGACAAATACTCCGATAGCGACACCAGTCGTTGCTATCGAACCTACAACTTGACCTAGCGCATAAGCTATTCGTTGTGTCATCAAATTAAAGGCATTCACAACTTGCGGATCAGTTGCTATTTCAGTTAATGTTTTCTTGATTCTATCTAACGCTTTTTGAATCCGTTCTAACCCTTCTGAACGAAAAGCCGCGTTGAATCCGGCATTGAATAAAGTAAATAAGCCCTTTAATTTATCTCCCAATCCGTCAAAAATAGACTTAAAGTTATTGTTCATATCCTCAAGTCCAATTTCAGGAAGAATATCTTTAAAAGCCCCGTTACCTTTATCTTTGCCTTTTTTACCTTTTCCACCTTTCGGAGTTTTAGGACTAGAATCGTCCGAATCATCATTTTTCTTTAAAGAATTGATTTCATCAAATCCAGCAAGACCTAATAATTCTTTAACAGCTTTCTTAGCTGATTTAGCAGTATCATCTAAATTGTCTGATAAGCCACCAGAAGCATCATCTGCGTCTCCTAAAGCGTCTGCAACATCACCCGCGCCACCTGCTAAATCTTTCATGCCTTGATTCGCGCTACCAATAGCGCCATCTTTTACAGTTGCTTTTTTGTTAAACATCAAACCGACAAATTCAGCAAGCTTAGCAGTGACGTTCTTCAAAGCCATAGCCAACGAATTTAAAACAGGCATAATAGCGTTTAGGATTGGCAAGAATGAATTACCAATATTTAAAGCAGCGTCTTTCAACAATGACTTAAATAGATTAACTCGACCGTTTACGGTAGACGCTAAAGTGTCACCGTACTTTTGAGTAGCCTGTTCCAAAATCGCCATTAGCCGGATTTGTTGCTGCGTCAAGAAGTCCAATTGCTCCCAAGATTTTCCATCAGAAAACTTTTTAAAAGCGTTTGTGGATTGAATCATGGAGACACCAACTTGAATCCCTAAATCTTCAATCGCTTCAGTATTTCCCAATAAACCAGACCGAATCCGTTCCATGACATCTGTCATCGTTCGCCCCGTTCCTTCGGCAACTATCGCGGATGTTTGCAGCATTTTACCAGTATAAGCGCTTAATTTATTACTATCCTTGATAAATGTACTAAACAGGTTTGAGTAAACGCCTGCGTATTTAGTCGCTTCTCCAATACTCATGTTCATAGCGTTAGCATTATCATTTATCCATTTCAAGAAAGACTGTGAGCTTTCACCCATTTGACGCTTGATTTGGTTCATTGCTGCCGAAACTTCTAACGCCATTTGCGTTGAATACATGCCTACGTCGAGCAACTTTTTACCTAAAATAGCAAATCCTGCAAATCTAGCAAGCTTGCTAAATGCAGTTTTTAAACTAGATGTTTGTCTCTTGACATTATCAGCCGCTTGCTTTGTTTGCTGCGCCGCTTCTTGCATTTTCTTTTTAAATGGCGCAATTTCAGCATCAATGATAACCTTTAACTCTTCAAGAGTCATGCTCATAGTTTTCCTCCTTTCTCATTCGATTAAATCGTTCTGCAAATGCTCTCATTTGTTCTTTGTGCAATAAAGCTTCTTGTCTCTTGCGTTGTTCTTCTATCTGTTTTTTTTCTTTTTCAAAAAGTTCTGGTGCGTACTCCCAAACATCTAAAAGCTTCGCTTCGTTTGACAATAATAAGCTAACGTGATTCGCAATCATTTGCGATAAACGATAATTTTCAAGTATTTTGTCTTTCTTTTTTTGGAGATAAACACGGTTAAAACTATTGATTAAATCAAGGATTTCAGCCGTTGTATATTCCCAAAAATCAAAAGGGCTGCCTCCGATGTCTAAAAACAAAGGATACAGCCCATCTACATATTTCGTGACAGAAAGAGGTTCGGAAACACCTATTTGACTGTTTTCATCGTCGTTTTGCTTTTCTTCCCTTTTTTCTGTTTTGGCATAAAACCCGAATTTTCGAACAAAGGAATGATAACATCTGTCAAGAGCGAAGTTTGATCCCCGCCATTATCCACATACTCATCGTTCAAGTCATAGACATCATCGAGTGACATTCCGTGTTCGAATTGCTGCAATGCTCCGTGAATCACTACAAGCATTACTTTTAGTGGTGGCAAAGGAAAATCTTCATCTTTTCGCGGCATAAAGACCTTTAACAGATTCACGCCCAATTTTTCTTCAACAGCTACAGCTTGACGAGTAGTCAAGCGCAGCTTCAATTCCTTTTCTCCGATTTGCCAAATTGTGTATGGTGATGTCATTCGATTAACCTCCGATTCCATCAGTAAATTTAAAATCAGATTGTAAAGCAATCTTCAATGTGAATTCAATAACACCATTGACACCGCCACCGCCAAGCTTAATGGACGGCTGTCCACTAAATTCTACAGTAGTACCATCTGGATACGTCTGTTTCCAGTCAAGCGTTTTCTTGTCATCAGCATGCTTACGCAATACACGGTATGACGCAGTAGCAGAATCATTTTTATAAGCGCACTTGTATTCGAGTTCTCCTGGATCACCGATACCGAATTCATATTTTTTCACCTTATCTGCTAAGGTCGTGTTTTCAACCTTTTCAGGGTCAACACCCATTTCAGGTACTTCTTTTAATTCTGGGATAGCTGTAAAGCTTCCTGAACCACTATCTTTAAATTCTAGCTTAATTCCATTTGCTAACATATTTTTATCCTTCCATTCTTTGTCTAAATACTAATTCAGAGTTTAAGTCAACAATTCCTTCAAAACGCATTGTTTTGTGTCTTAAATGACTAGGGTCTGGCACATCTAGCGAGCTAGTGCGCATCAGTCCTAATTTGCTAAAGATTTCGTCAATCTTCAAAGCTAAAGCGCTTGTCGAATCATTATTGAAAATGTCGACTTTATATCTGATGTTTGATTTTTGTTCTTTATCGCTGTAGATTTCGTACGGCTTGTTTTCTTCTTCTAAAAAAATAACGACTGGGAAATGCTCCCAATCGTCAGGATAAGTATCCGTTACATTCTCTGCGATTTTTTCAAGTTCTTTGTAAATAATAGGCTTAATATTTATCATTTTGCTAGTTCCTCAATTTTCCTTCGTACATAATTAGCGATAACTTTCTGGACTTTCGTCTCGTTGTTCTTTAGCGCTGGATAGAGATACGGTTGTGCAGGCTGACCATACATCTTGTAAAACTCACCTCTTTTAGCAAAGTGGTAAGGTCCTACATCAATTTGACTTTCATGTACATACCAAGGCGTAGAGCGATAAGAGACGCTAACTTCTGGCGAAATACCAGAATGGCTCGCAGCACCTTTCGGACCTGTTCCAAATTCAACATAAATACCATGTTCTACAGCAACAAATACTTCACCAACAGCCATATTTTCTTTTAGATTGGCTCTTGTTTTAATAGCTTGTCGAAGTTCCCCTCGATTTGCTGGAGCTAATATTTTTGCTTCTCCTTGCACAAGTTTCGCACCTTGGTGTACGCCGCCTAGAGCCATTTGTGCAGCTTGTTGGCTGTTTCCTAACCGTTGAAACTTACGAATCAATTCGTTAGCGCCTTCCATTTCTCACACGCTCCAGTTCAAGCACTTTGTGATTTGAGTACTCTTTGATTGAAACAACTTGATGAGTTACTTTATCAGGATCGTCGATGCACAATCCGTCTTTTTCAGCAATTTCTGTCAACTTTTCGATATTAGCATTCAAGATATAGTTCAAACGCTCGCCATAAATTTCAGCCTGCAGGCGTCCGCTGGCTGGCCAAATTTCAGCTTTTATCTCAGTAGCTTCATCACTATAACCCTCTCGCTTGATTCCTTCGTCAGTCTTAATGACTTGGAATTTATGCATCTTATAAGGTTTTAGTCTATTATTTTTCAAACGCACGACCACTCACCCTCGCTAATCTATGATTTCGAATGCTTGCCAACAAATGTGGAGAAATCCCATCTACGTAAGAGACGGACACACCGCCCTCACTTCTGGATTGTTCTCCTTCGCTTCCTTGACGATTTAGCAACTCCAGCACCAACTCTGGTAGAAGTCGTTCTAAAGCTGGAGTCAACTTTTGTCGATTGGCTTCTGTCAAAATGATATTTTTAGCTCTTAAAAACAAAGACGAGAGGATCTTATCATCACTCTCGCCAGTTAATTTTTTTAATTCTTCAAGTTCCATAAGACCTCCTAGTCATAAGGAGTCGTCTCGTCTCCTTGTGTTTCGTCAATGATTTCGATAACGTCTGCAATATCGACCGAAAACTCACTTTTGAAGTTATGCGACAATTCGTTAAAACGCTCGTCCGTCATTTCAAAAACTTCATTTTCGTATCGTCGCACATTCGCTTGCCAGTCATTAAAAGTCTGTTTTACTCTGACTTTCATAGTTCAAACCTCATTTTTTAATTTTCCAGTTGGTTGTGTCTGTGTCTGGAGAAGTTGCTGAGTTGGTGATATCCTTAACTGCAACATAGACTTTATCTTCATACGTTACTGTATCACCTTCTTTGTAATCTGCGCCATTTTTCCATGCTTTTGCACGATTCACGATTTTGCCTTGTGCTTCTGCTTTAGCTACAGGTTTGCTGTCTGCAATCGTGATAATGTATTTTTGAAAATGCTGAAGTACGTATGCGCCAGTGTAGAGTAGCTGTTCAACCAATTCACCGAAACGACCAGGAATATTGTCGTTATACTTAGTATCATCAATTTGTAGTGGCGAAGTAACTACACCAGGTGCAGAAGCTAAAGCATTTACGCCTGGCAAGAATTTTGATGGAACTTTATAAACTGTGAAGTCATCGAGTTCTCCGACATACCCTTTGCTAAGAACTCGTTTATCTGCGTCCCCTTGTGGCAAACGAACAATTTCGGATTTAACTGCTTTGTAAAATGCAGGTGTTACAAATAACAAACGGTCTTTTGTGATTCCTAACTCATCCAATTTTTCGGATACATCAAGAACTGCATTGTATGCATTATTATCACCCTTTGTTTTACCCATTGCTACGTTATCGCTGACATTACCAAGTGCAGCACCGAAGCGCAGTTCGTCTAGATAAGGAGCAACAACTTCTGCTGCTTGACGAGCAATGACATAGTCGATATTCACTTGACCATTTGAGTCGCGTTCATCTAGTTTGTCAACAAAGCGTCCCCAATATTTTTCTTCGTTAAGGGTATAAACCTTTTCTTCCACTTCAACGTGGTCGAATTCATTATCTTTGTTGCGACGATAGTCTTTGAGCGGTGTAGTATTACCATTTGCTACCGTGAACGAACGACCGTTTAATTCAACTGCGTCGTTAGAAAGCACTAATGGTGCTGAATAAGAGTTGACAGCAAGTACATCTTCAATAATACCAAGATGGCGTTTACGAGATTCTGCTGTATTTAAATTTTCAAATGCCATATAATTTTACCTCATTTTCTTTTTTATCTTAAAAAGTCCTTTTTCCATTTAGGGACTTCTTCTTGTTGGTTTTGTTGTGCACTTTTCATCGGTGCACCACCTTTCAGACGTTCTGAAACACCTTTCTGAACTGCTGCTTCCCAGTTTTTTTGAATAGCATTGATTGATTCAGATACGCTGTCAGCGTCTGTCAGATTCACCACATTTACTAATTCAATTGGTAAGTCACGTTCACTTAGCATCGTTTTAGCTTCTGCAGTCAGTTCTTTGCGAGTAATTTCAGCTTCACGAGTAGCTAGCTCTTGCTCGCGTTGTTTTAGCTGATAATCTTTCTTCTCATCAGCATTCATCTTCGCAAGTTTTTTCGCTTCGCTTTCTTTGGCTTCTTGCTCTGATTCCCAAGCCTTGCGAGCTTTTGCAACTTCGGCAGATACCATTTTCCCCACATCTGCTCGCGTAAAAGTTCGTTCATGCTTGTCTTCTTGCTTTGTATCAACAGTTTCTTGAGTGTCGACAGTCTCAGTTGATTCAGTTGATACAGTAGCGTTAGTTTCTTCTGACATAATTGTCCTCCAGCGATTACGTCGCCACTCGATAATCTCGTTTTACGTCCGGCGACGAAACAGTACAGCTTTTAACGTCTTCAGCAAGGTTTGGACAATATATAAACCGTGTCGAATTCGATACGGTTTATAGTAATTTATAGCTGTTTATAGCAGTTTATTCCTGCAAGTCAAGATGTTAAATTGCCTCCTAGTCTTTAATAGCGCGATTTGAAACTTTAGCATATACATCCACATAAGTTTCTGCCTTATCGCCATTGTGGGTAACTTCTGCATAATCACCACACTTGTCGCTTGACGAAATTGCATTAGTGCTTACAAGTGCTTTCCAGTTTTGCAAAGTTTTACTAAACCAAACTGCAAAACAATCTTCTGGTTTGATTTCATAGCCTGACAGGCGTGCGAACTCTTGTGATGCTAATACTTTTGCTTTTTCTAACATAGCTTCTCCTTATTCAACTTCTTCGTATGTTTCTTTGAAAATATCTGGCTTACATGGATAAAATTCACCAGCTACACCTTTAATAATGTAGTCGCCAATTTTAGTTCTCATATTCCCCTCCAATGTTTCAATAACAGGTTCTCTAAGGTCGTTGAAAAACATCTTACGGCCTACAAATCTACTAACTTCAAATTCATTTTCACCAGTCCACCTTATAGCTTCAATTTCTACTGGTTTCTTTCGGTATTTCATTTTCTTGTTCCTTTCTTTATTCCCTTAATCATTTCGCTAACTAGTGATACGATAACAAAAATTAACAATAAAAAAAGCAACCACCCGATTGCGATTGCCACCCAATTCCATATAAACATGTTTTACTCCTTTCTTTAAGTATAAGAAAAGCACCTAGGTTATTCTAAGTGCTTATGCGATAAATAATTTTCGTATTCTTTACGAGCATACTCAGGCATTCTTTCCTTAGCCTTGCCAATAAATTCATCAAGTGGCGGACTATCCAGTCTATTTAGATTGTACCAGTTATTTTTAAAACGATGAATCCAACGTTTAGAACGCTCGCTTTCAAACACAGGTGGATAGTCTTTAATAAAATCTTCTAAAATTTTAGGATTATATTTTGTTAAAAAGCCGATTGAAAAAAATGTAGCTTCTCCTAAAAACGCTATTTGCTCAGCAGTGGCTTTTTTCAACGGCTCAAAAAAAATATATTCTAAATACTTTTCTTTCATTCTACAACCTCCACTTCATATATTTTTCGTTTTCTGTCAAATGCCAATTCTTGTATGTCCTCTGACAGTACCTTGAATTTTGTGTTTGGTTTTATTAAAAATTCTTTTTCTTCAGCATGGCTACTCAACTCACCAATATACGCACCTACTGATTGACCTTTTTTAACGGTAATGTTTAATTGAATTTCTATATCACCGCCGCCAAAATCTTCTAAAATAGACTTGTCAAGACTTGTACTCATCAAACCTTTATCAATGATAAGAGTGTTCCCAACAGAATCTTTCAAAAAGTCTTCATTAGGCTGCGTAAATAAACGATAAGTCTTGAATATCTTCTCAGTTTTATAATCAGATATGGCTTTTGTAATTTGATTAGCTTTAACTTCAATATCATTATACCATTTTATAGTCTCTGCGCTAAGTTTTTGTGGTTCTCCACCTGTTATCTCTTTTAGGAAATTATCCTTTCCTTTCCTCAAAATACGATTGTAATCGTCATATACTGCTGTTGTATATTCGTGTATAGCTTCCACTTTGCTTGCAGGTAATTCACTCAACCAATTCTGATATGATTTTTGTTGATTAAAGAATTTATCAACATCATCTCCAAACAAATCGTCATGAATTTCACCGAAGTCTTTTTGTTGGGAATCTATCTGCGTATGATTTTTGATATACTTATCATGCCATTCATCGTAGCTCATGTCGGCAGGAACTAACTGAGTCTTTCCCGTTTCAGGGTCACGCGCTCGACGTTCTAAATTACTTAAATCCACATCATCAAAATGCGCGACAGTTGTCGACCTACACCAAGGATGCAACGGCGGATAATTGACGCCCGTTTTACGTTCTGAAACCTTGTAGATTTTATTATCATGTTCACGGCAAATTTCAGATGTGCGCTTATCTAAAACTGCTATAAATCTGTATTGCTCTATATCGGCTTCTTCATAACTTAGAGCTTCCATTTCATTATGGAAAAAAGCTGATTCTGTTCGAACCAACCTGCGCGCATTATTCCGACCAGCATTAAACCGCTCTGAAATGAGATTGATCACATCACGATTGCTGCGCCCGGTCATGAGACTAACTAGAAATTCGTTTTTTAGCTGCCTAGCAAGCTCTCCTGTGTTATCCCAGATACGACTTGAATAATTGTCACCTGACCATTTTAAAGCTCGCAGACGACGAATTTCAGCTTCTGGCAACGTGCTAAAAGAATAAGCCAAGCCTGTTTTCTGTTGTAAATCAAAGGTCGCTCGATTATAGCTATCTTTCATGAAGTCCATATAAAATCTATCAGACTGTCCTTTTTCAGCATGATACATAGCCGACCGCAATTTATCTACTTGCTTATTTAGATTTTCAAACTGTCGAATTCGAAAAGCGTAAGCTGCACTATCCATATCAGCGAGCAACTGATTGATGTTTGGGTCGTCGGGACGCGCTTCAAGAATTTTCCGCATTTCTGACAAGTTCTGTTTGCCATTCATGTCTTTAATAACTTTTCGTGCATCTGTTTCAGATAATCCGTAATCGCGCTGAAACTTATCAAAAACCTTATTCGCTTGTCTGTTTAAATACTGTTGCGCTTCGTTGTATATCTTGTCAATATCATCAGCCTTAGATTCTGCTTTATCCATTTGTCGGTAGATTAAGTTAGCTTTGCGACGCTCCCAATATTTCGAATCATTCTTCACCATTTAGCTCATCTTCTTTCTCGGGATGAGTATTTTCTTGCTGGAACTGTGGAAATTGTTCCATATTTTCCTCTTTCTGTTCTTTCAAAGCTTCTAATTCTGCATCTGGATCTTCGACGAATGGCAATAAAGAAATAAGTTGACGAAGGCTGACCTTACCATCAAGATTACTGATGATTTGAGAAATCTCTAGCAAATTCTTTGGCAAACCGCGACTAAACTGTGGCACGATGGACTTTGCGTCGATAGAAATCTGCGCCATGCCTAAATAATCCGCAAAAATCTTTATTCGCTGGCGAAGCCCTCGTTTATAGTTCGCTTCTTTGGTCTTTGTAATCATCTCTAAGCCTAACAACTTGTATTCCATCGCAACGCCTGATGAATTACCTGCAAAATTCTCGTCTGTCAAGTTTGGCACATGACTGAATGTATAGATGTCTTCTTTGAGAGCCTTCCGCAAGACCTCCACACTATTCTCATCAAGCGTGTTGCTGAGAAATTCGCCTTTTGCGTCTGCAGGCATTTCAAGCAACCCTTCCTCACGTAGAATCTTCATAGCTTCCCTAGCTTCTTCTTCAGTATCTGCTAACTGCGCGCCATAAAGCACTAAGATAGACTCGATAGCCTGCTCTTTGTCATTAACTCGATTTCCCATCAAAGAGTTATAAGCGTCAATCAAACTGATTTGCTGTTCATAATCACCGATTCTAAACTTATTGTTCTGATATTCAATAACCGGAATAGTTCCCATGTTATGCGGCTCTTGACTGTCGTTTTGAGTTGTTCCTGTGCTATTGCTTTGTAAAGTAAGCTTATAGTGCAATTTTTCAGTCAATACTTCAGCGTGATAAGAGTCTGTATTATTCGCATCATCTTTAACATGATAATAATACACTGCAAAAAGGGGGCGTTTTTCGATGCTATCATCATAAACCAAGAACGTATTTTCAGGTTCTAGTGTTGTTGAATCAAGCTCTGCTTTGTCTTCTTTCGCGTAAATGTACTCATACGACCGTCCATAGACAGCCATGTTCAGTGCATTCTCACTGTCTACTTGGTCAATCTCTGCACCGTCAAATGCTTCTAGCAACTGTTCAAGGTCTCCGTCGCTTGTATTCGCATACTTGATAGAATTCCCCATGAAATACCCTGTAGCAGTATCTGCAATGTCCTTTGCATGGTTCGCTACGGTTTTAAAATTCGGCTGACCTTCTCGGCGCTCATGTTTTAAAATATCATGCTCACCTAGATAATAATCTTTTAATTTTTTAATCGCTTTGATTCTGTCGAATGTTTCAAAATCAATTTATAAATCAAATCCTTTTTGAGCTGCGTTTCATCATATTCTGCTCGTGGATAAGTCAATATTTGATGCATGTAATTCCTTTCTAAAGTCCGTAACGAGATTTACGTTTAACTTTGGCTTTCGCATTTTTCATGTCGTCCTCAAACGCATAGCGTGTGCTATCAATTGTATGGTTGTCTTTATCTTCTAAACGGTTGCGAGGATTGCCGTCCTTATCCGTTTCGTAGTCAATATTTTCAAATTCTCTGGCGATGTTTGGCGTGCGTTTTGGATCAATAACAATTGCGTCTAAATCATCCAACCACTTTTCTCCAAACTCAACACTATCAGGCCCTTTCTTAACCTGTATAACGCGAGATATACCGTATTCGTAGCGTAACTCATCGTTTGACTTCGGCTCTACTTCAGCATGAATCACATCGTACTGATAGCCTTTTTGTTTTAACTTTTCAGCTAACATACGATTGCTAATCTTCACGCCATAAATCTCATCGACGGCATAGATAGTCCGACGTTTTTTGTCGTAGTGCCAACGAACGAAAGCGAGCGGATCATTAGCATAACCATAGTCGATGCCGTTTCGAATGTTATCAAAACTCTTGTATTCATCATCTGTAATCGTTCGAAAAACTAAGTTGTCAAACGGTACAACTCCCGAACCAACAGCTTTACCTAAATACTCCCAATCATAACGAATTTGAGAACGTTCGCGAGTCGCTTCAGCTTCTGCAATAAATTCTTTGGAAATAAAAGGATTATCAAAATAGGTCGAATGATGTACATAGGTGTTCTCCGACTGGATAACACTCTCATATTTCTTGTTAACCCATGACTGCTTACGTTTGGGTGGATTATATGAAAAAAAGAACTTGTAAAAAAGTCCTTTTGGTAATTCTCCACGTAAAAGCGAGTTCGTAATAACTTTAACTTCATCTTCGCTCTTAAATTCAGCCAATTCTTCAATCCAAGCAAACGCAAACGGAAAACGACTATCTTTCAAGGATTTGATCCGTTCCGGTTCTTGCGCCCCACGAAAAATAATATAATTCCCGCGAGGAATATAAGTAATTCTCAAGGGCGACTGTTTGAAACGAAAAAGATGAGATACCCCTTGTTCGTAAACAGCCCACTTAAGTTGTTCGTATACCGATTGTTCCAGAGTATTATCTACTTTACGAATGCAAACAGCATTGCTTGCATATCTCATCACAAGTTGAATAAGAATATGTGCTATATCTGACGATTTACCAGAACCGCGACCGCCCTTACAGACAATGTTTAAATATCTGCGACAAAGTGAAGCACTCCATACATCGTGAAATTTTTGCGGAATGAGTTCAGATAATTTCTTAGCCGTCATCAAAACCACCTATATCATCAACAAATGTCACTGATGCATTTACTTCAGCTTCTACTTTGTCTGTCCAAAGTCTATAGCGCTTACCTAGCAGCTCTGCTGCCTTCGTCCTAGATTGCACACTCGGCACCGCATCAACAACCCTCTGCGTACCCTCACCATCTAAAACAAGTAAAGGTTCTGTTTTCTCTCCGCGCATGACAGCGGTCAGATATTCCATCACTTCCTGTTGGTCTGCCACACGTTCAGATTTGAGTTGTTCGAGTCGCTCATCTATATAAGCTTTAACGTTAGCATTTGTTAGCAGCTTACTTCCGTTCGCTCTCGCAGCTCCATCTTTTTTTACATTTGGATAAGCCGCCTTATAAGCTCTTGTAGCATTTAAGTCAATGATGTACTCATCAGCGAATATTTTTTGTTTTTCAGTCATCCCATTTTCCATCACCCCTTTTTGAAAATAAAAAAAGCACCAATCAGTGCTTGTTGCTATTTAAATTTGTTAATAAGATTTTTGTTGACATAGCTTTTAAAGATTTCTTTGTCAAACAAGTCTCCGTCAGTTTGTTTCCAGACCTTCAGCATCTCTTTATAGGATTTGCCGCTAGGATTTATCAAAAACGCATAAGTTCGCGATAAGAAAGCGTATTTTTGGCTACCAGATCCGGCTACTCTCAAATCTCTTTCAACATTTGTGGCTTGATAATGACCGTACAATTCGTTGTCAATCAGCAGCTCTTCGATGCTCGAAAAAGATATGTATAAACTAAATTCGCCAAGATTACTAGTTAGATATCGTTTGTTGTCGGTATTGTATAATTTTGAAACAATGTCTGAAACTAATTCAACATAAGAACTTACAATAGCTGCATTATTTCCAATAAAGCTCCCAACAATCGTCTGAAAATTCATTTTATCATAATAACCATATTCTGCTTTAATTTCATCTTTCAATCTTTTGAATTCACACATGGCAGAATTTATATTGACTTTTGATAGCTCAAGGATTCTATCTGCTTCACTTTCATAATAATGAACGCGCCCTCTGATTTCTGCGCCAGAATAAACTTCTTTGTCAAACTTAAATATCTTTACCATAATTTCTCGCTTTCTTTAAAAAAAGTTACTAATATTATAACTCTTTTCGAAAACAAAGTTAACAAAAAACCGAGGCTGCCTGCTCTCGGAGATTGATAATAGTATTTGGCGTCAAGGCTGCACAGACGCCAGTATACGAAATGGAGATACCATCCTTTTATTTTATAGTACAGCCTTTTAAAAATGGAATCAGCAGGAATTGAACCTGCGACCTTCGGTGCTTCAAACCAACGCTCTACCAACTGAGCTATAATTCCAAGCAAGGCAAGACCTAACTGCCTCACCCTCAATTCTTGATGATACTATAATAGCATTTTGAAACTGTCATGCACTGTCAAATGCTGTCATTATTGTTATTTACTGTCAATCACTGTCATTTACTGTCAGATCGTTCAATTCTTTAGTAGCGATGCGCAGCAAGCGAAAGTATGTGCTCTCACTACAATTGAGTTCGTCCATTACTTGCCAACGCGTCATTTTATCAACATAGACCATACTCAAGATTGTTTGACTGTCAGAGTTATCCAGCCCATCGATTAAATTCTGCAGTTCTCTTTGCTTCTTCAAAGCTTCAACAGTCTTGCGCTCAATATCTTGCGCAGTCGTTAGCAACTCAACATATACATCATCTTGCTTTCTTTTCGTTCCGCCAGAGACTTTATCGGATGACCACTTCGGACTAGATAAGAGAGAGGCTTCAATCTTCTCCCGACGTCTGATTAGACTAGCAATATATAAATCCAGATTCCGCAAATCTTTTAAAATAGCCTTTGCCTTGTTCACTCTCCGTCTCCTTTTTATGGTATAATAATCTTGTCAAATATTTACCCAAGGAGTCAGCAATGCTGGCTTTTTTGTTCAGCCAGTCTCTACTTCCCTCATTTCCACTTTATATAGTCTTTGTCCGCTGTACTTGTTCTTTAGCTGAGCAAGACATTTTCTAGCAGCACCTTCAGTCTTAAATTCCAGAATTTCATCAACCATGTTGTCGAAATAGACAATTACTTTGTATTGCATAAACACTCCTTTTTATTCGTCTTTTTGCATAATATAAACGGGGTTACAAGGTTACATCACTTTTAAAAAAATATTTTTTATAAAAATAAGAATCCTATTATACCGGGCTTTATAGCACTTGCTATTTTTATTAATTAAAATATTTATATAAATGATGTAACCCATCAAATATACCCCCTACAAACCCAGTAATATCAAGGCTTTAGGTAGGTTACATCAAAATTTTTGATTTTTCGACAAAAATCACCCGCAAACCATTGATATAACTGTTTTTTTGACATCTACATCAATGATGTAGACTTGATGTAGACTGATGTAGACTTTACATCTAAAAGTCTACATCATTTTTTAAAAGGTTACATCAACTATTTTTGAATATTTTTCCTAAAGTATGCTCTAATTGACTTTCCATTTATTTTTCTGATTTTATATTCAAAATCAATATTATTGTCCATAATCAGCTTAATTTTCCGAGCGATTCTCTCGCCACGAGCGCTGTCAATGTCAAATACATTTTTCAAAATCTGCTTAGCTGATACGCTGCCCTGTAATTCTGTGCCAACATAAGCATTTCCTGCCTCGTCTCGATACGTTCCATTATTGAAATAGCACCACGTATACTGATGTTGCTGGGCAACTGTCATAGCGTCCCAGTCTTCTGGAACTAGCATGTCCAGATAATCATAAATCTGACTTTCTGCCTCATCTCGATAAGTGAACTGCTCTTTGTAAACAGCTAATTCATCCTCGAAGTCATCGTCAAACGTTAGATTAAAGCCTTTTTTGTAAATAGCAACCGCTTCGCCCCATAATTGCGCCACATCTTTATCAGTCATGTCGAAAGGCTTCACAAATTGATTTTTCGCATTGACCTTGATGGGCATGAACCGCCGCTCACCGGTCTTGTCTCCGAGATATTCAATTTTATTGCTAGTTCTGGCAATGACAAAGTTTTTAGGATATTTTTCAGCACGTCGACCATAAGAGCGTCTAAAGGACAGCTCTGTCTTTGTCACAAAAGCTTTCAATTCGTCAAAGGTCGTTTTTTTGGACGCAACCATCTCATCGTCGTTGACGATTAAGGATTTGAGCATGATTTCGTAATTGTCCTTGTCCATAAAATCCTTAGCGCTATCTGTGTACCAATCCCCTGCAATCTTTTGCAGAAAGGTAGTTTTACCAGCGCCCTGGCCACCGACTAAGTCCAGCACGTAGTCGAATTTAACCCACGGATTGAAGACTTTGGCCACTGCGCCAACAAAGAACATTTCAGCGATTTTCTGCACATAAATAGAATCCTCTGCACCTAACCAGGTTTGAAACACCTGGTTTATCCGCTCTTTGTGGTCCCAAGAGTCATAGGCAGTTTCCATGTATTCCTGAACTGGATTGTAAGTTTTTTCTGCGAAGAATGCTTCAATGCCGTCTCTTAAAGCGCTGGCCTTAAACACAGTCTTGAAGTGGTTCTCTAGGTAGACACTTAGGTAAGATTCAAAGGCAGAAGGCAGCTGCCCTTTGCGTAAATTGATTGCATCCAGTTTGACATCTGCCACTATTTCGTGTTCACCAGTGAACTCATTGTGTCTCAAGAAGTCATTGAGCTTATTGTCGCTCTTCATGGCCAGCAGTACATTTCTTGGACTATCTGCCACAATAGATTCAATCTCAATCTGTTCTCCATTTTCGTCAAGAATTTTCTTTTTTCGCCTTGAAAATTGCTTGATTGAAATATTTACAATCTCACCAATGACGCTCACCACCTCTCAAATGTTTTTTTATCATGCTATCAACTGTCCTTTTTAATTCCCTATCGCTCAATGGCTCCATTGAATGATTGTTTGCAATTTGTGCCAGCTGCAACACATACTGCGGTTCGACTGCTCTTGCTAATAAGGTGCCTGCGAATTTGGCAGCTGTGTCATTGCGGCTACCCTCGTCGCCAAAACCGCAAACTATCATTTCTAAAACCTCTGTAGTCCGATTCCTCTTGCCATTCCCACTCGCCATTTGATAATAGATGTCATCTAAATCACTGCGATTGTTCTTTTTAAAGTATTCTTGCTTAATAGCCAAGACTAAATCTCTGCTGGCTGTGACCATCGTGCCGCCTTCTTTTGACTTATCCATATCCCATGTATACTGACCTTTAGCAGTCTTGGACGGTGCTACTAGTACATAATTGTTTGGATGAGCTTTAATGTCAACTCCTGGTAAAAACCCAATCATCTGCGTCATGGACACATCGGGATGCTTAAAATAAAAGATATGTTTACCGCCACTAGTCGTCTTGGCCTGCAGTGTAGGAGTTAACAAGTCAATCTTATCCCAATTAGCTAAACTCTCGTAACCATTGTGCTTACCATGCAAGTCAATATCAATAACAAAGAATTTATCAGTTCTGACAGCGATATTACTATCTGGATATTGAGTCCAATAATCTTCAATTTCCTCAGCTGTCATAGCTGGTTTATCTGCAAATTTAATAGCCGGCTGTTTTCCATTTGGTACTATGGGAATCACAGAAAAACCTTTTTTTTGATAAGCCAAAGCATACTCTTTCATTCCCACGCCCTACCTACTTTCTAAAATGGTAAATCCTCATCTGAGATGTCCATTGAATGATTGTTTGAAGATTGTTGCTGACTACGACTTTCCAATAATTGGAAATTATTTGCAAGCACCTCTGTTACATAGACCCGTTGCCCTTGCTGGTTTTCGTAGTTACGAGTTTGAATATTCCCAGTAATTCCAACTAGTGACCCTTTTTTGCACCAATTTGCAAGATTTTCAGCAGCTTGCCGCCAAATCACAACGTTAATGAAATCTGCTTCACGCTCCCCATTTTGATTTTTAAATGGTCGGTTAACCGCAAGAGTGAAGCTAGCAACTGCCGTATTACTTTGAGTCATTCGCAGTTCGGCATCTCGGGTCATTCGACCCACAAGTACTACATTGTTAATCATTCAAAATCTCCTTCATTTTTCCTAAGACATAACCGTAACTTTCTTTGACAACGATAAAATCATCTTTTCCAAAAGTGATAACTGTATTTCCTTCCCTAAAATCAATTGCCACAGATTCCACTCTGTAGGCATTGACAGAGATTGGTTTCTCTTTCCAAGTATTCTTTTGTGGATAGTGTTGCATCTGAGTTAGTTCAATCATTATTCAATTCCTTTCACTTTCTTTGTTTTTGCAATCAATTCCTGTGCTTCTTGCAAGCGCTCAGCTGGGATGTTTTCAATCTTATCCACCCCCAGCTGGCCAATGAACCATACTCCAACAGTATTAACTGGTCCACCAGAAGCTTCTGCAATATTCTTGATGTCTTCGCGCAGTTTCTTAGCTTGTGCGCCAGTAATCTTTTTAGTTGACGGCGCTTGCTTAGTCTGTTGGCTATTAGAGTTTTTCTGATCAGGTTTAGCTGCTGATTCCGATTTTGTCGTACCCTTATTTTGGTTCTGATATTCATCAGAATCCGCATCTTTGTTATCGTCAATCGCAAACAAACCATTTAACGCATATTTACGAGCGTAGCTGGAGGCAGTCCCCGTGATTTGACTACCATCCATGCCTTTTTTACTTTCTTCTTCACGCGCTAAAGCTTTAGTTCCAATAGCTTCTCCTTCTGCGTAAAGAGTAACTGAAGCTTCTACATAATGTCGCCCTTCAATGTAGGTAATATCATCACTGAGCGTAATAGCTGCGTTATGTTTTTTTAAAATTGGTTTCAGTGCTTCCAGGATATCTTCTGCACTCCGATAATTATATTTCCCAAAGGAGTTATATTGACCCTTCGGAGCAACCAACTCATTTTGGATTGACTGCAATACTCCAAATATTTTTCCCATGTTAACTCCTTTTAGTCAAGCAATCCTCTCAAAAAATTACGAGTAAGCTTATCAGGCTGAATCTTAATCTCTTGAACCTCGCTGCCATTTGGATAAGTTAATTCATATGTAGCTTTAACCTTGACAACTTCACAACCAAACATTTTAGCCATGCTTTTGAATTGCATTTTGTCTTCTTCGTATTTTTCGAGAGACATGAACAAAACATTTGCAAGAGTATCCGTGTATTCTGCTTCGTAGGCTAATGTTCCGCGATCCTTAAACAATTTTAAGAAAGTCCCTGTTTCTTTTCTACGCAATACAATAAATTCTTGATTAGTTTTCATTTTGATTCTCCTTAAATTTGATAACCTTCTGGGTATTTTGGAGCAAGAGGTCTGTAGTTAGGTTCCGCTTTCTTTCCACATTTCTCGCATTCCATATTTGGGACCACGTTATTATGATAGTTTGCGTCATCATATCCGCTATCAATTTTCATGAAGCCACAATGTTCACACTCATATTCTGCTGTGAAATCTCTTCGGTATTGACTGATAATTTTTTTAATTCGCATTCGTTTCTCCTTAAAAATAAAATTCTATAACTCTCACGTCATGTTGTTGGCGGCTGCCTGTTACTCGCCAAAGTAACTGCCTATAATCATCATAATCTCCATCAGACGGGCTAACTGGATCTAAGACTACAATCATTTTAAACTTATGCTGCAAGCCGTCAACACCGACACCCAATACTTGACTAGTAGCCACAAGGTTGGTCTTCTCTACTTGTTCCTTACGGTCTCCCGTCCAGATTCCTATTTCTGGGTGCCGCTCATAGATAATTTCAACAATCTGCTTTGATTTACTGACAATCAGCATTTCCTTATTCTTAGCTAGCAACAAGTCTAACTGTAGAAGCATGGGTGTATCTGCATTAACTGCTTTTAATTTTGGAAAGTCCACTTCAAAACCAGTCTGTGTTAAGTACCGCTCAAAGGTATCACGCCCAAAAGATTGCTTGGCCATCGCATACTTGCCGTTTTTGCCAACGACATTGATTTGTCTGAATTGTTCCAGTTCGGTCGGATTAGCAATCAGGCACCAAACTGGCTCAAACGTAACCTCAAAGCCGTTATTTTCTTCGGCTTCTTCAATAGCTTCAATTTCTTCCCAACGAAAGAAATTAGGTAAGTTAGACACATAACGTTCATAATCTCGGAAGTCTTTCCACTTTTCTTTCGAGTAGGAAAAGCGATCATAAACCATTTCACCATGAGCTTTTTGCCAATCGAATTTATTGTTAGGTGTCGCCCAACCAAATATCGTTTTTTCTAATGGATAAAAATTTTGTCCTTTTTTTCGGATAGGTGTAGCAGATAGACCGATAGTATAAGAACGCTTGATTTTTTTATACATCTTGTAGTTAGCTTCGCTTGACATGTTTTGCCATTCATCAACAATCAAGATGTCGCATTCTAACTGTTCGCCTTTTTTGACACGATTTTGTAGTGTCCGATCGGTCACAATGTCAAATTCAATATCTTTCAGTCCTATTTTTTCGATAGCTTCTATCCATCCATTCAGGATTGCTAGTCGGTTATTAGTGATAATCACTTTCTTGGCTTTCTTGTGTTTGGCAATCGCTAAAGCACAAATAGTTTTGCCCCTGCCTCCCAACGCCTCGAGGAAAATGCCGTTTGTGATTTTATCACTTCGTCTGACAGCTTCAGCTTGCCATTTCCTTAGTTGCAATTCTGCCAATGTCCTGAATCACCTCCTCAATGTCATTTCTCATAGCATAGAATAAGCCTAGTCTTGCTGCAGCCCTTACGTCATTGTGATGGCTCTTTTCAAACTTCCATAAGTTCAATGCTTTTAATAGTTCATTTGGAATATCCGATTGATAACCTGCATTTCGTTGCAAAATTAAGTTTGGATAACACAATTCAATAGCTGCTATAGTCTCTAAGACAGAGTTATCTCTTGAATAATCATTGTCTCTAGCTTCGTACTTCTCGACTACCACTACATCATATTCAAGCGTACTGCCTATGTTTTTAAACCATACCAGGAAATTCTTAGTGCCAAACGGTACTACCCAATAGTCCACTAGCTTTGCATTATCTAACAAGACAATTCCTGTTGTGCTGGTTTCAATCCGATTAGAGCCTGGATCAATTGACAAGATTCTCATAGCGAACCTACCTTTTGAGACAACACACCGTCAAACGAGGCAGTATCAAACCAAGTTTGTTTATTTAAAACCGCAAAGTCAAACAACTCTTTAATCTCTTTTAGCTGTTTTGTAAAAACTTTAATATCTTCTGTATTGCTGAAAAATGTCGTCTTACCTTTATAAGCAGCTGCAAAAGCGATTTGATATTCTGGTTTGAAAATTTTCTTTTTAGTTCCATCATCCAATTGAACATCATCTGTTTTTATAAAGCGGACTTGAATATCAAAAGGAAAATCCTCTGTCGCAATCACATCAATATGTTGTTCACCAATAATGACCGATAAATTCTCTGTAATTCTTGTTCTGTTTACTAATCCCATTATCGAATCCTCAAACTTCTATTTTTCTGCAAAGTTGCACCCTTGATTTTCTTACCTTCGTTTAGCAACTCGTATAAACTTTTTTTGTCAGGCGATACAGTAATCTTTTTGACGAGGTATTTTTTAGGCAGCTTTTCTTCGTCCACAATAACGATCGCTTTTGAGTTCTGAACTGCAATTGAAAACAAACTTGTTTTAATGCGTTCATTTCCTGTTATTTCCATAGCAGTTTGTAGGTTGGTTTTTAAAGTATCAATTTTGTTTTTCAATGTTTTTTTGCGGTCTTGTAGACGCTTGATTTCTTCGTCTAATCCAGGTAAGTCAGCTTCTAGGTTTTTAATGACCTTAGCGTAACCCTCTGCCTTATTGACAAAGTCATCTTCCCAATCCATACTGGCTAGTGTATCTTGTTTTGTTTCGTCGTCAATATCCATTTCATAAATAGCTAGATATTGACCGGTTAATTCGTACAATGTACTCATTGTTTTTCTACCTCTCTAATTTTGTTTGTTAGTTTTGTGAGTCCGATTCCTGTTTTAGTCAATTCAGCATCGGACGAAAACAAGTGATTTTGATTCATTCTAGCAACCTCGTTTCGGGATAAGCAAGCCAGATTTGAAATATCATAATTTGTCTTGTCGCCATCCAAGAAGACTACGGAATACCCTTTAGGAATCGGCCCATGGTGGTCAGCCCAAGTCTTCCTGTGGAGCAATTCCCAAACATTTGGTTCAGCAACCTTGATTTTTGGGTAGCCGTCGGTTGTATATCTGATTGTTCCAACAGACGTCCTATTCTTCGGAGAATGTCCTTTCTGAAATTGGCCGCTATTTCGCATACCAGGTAATTTCTTGCCTTTATTATATGGAACGTGCCCTTTTGGAAAGCATCCCGTTAATCCTGAATGCAAACCATGGTTTTGTCTGTATGTTTTAATTTGCTTAGCAACCAATGACAAGCCAAACTTAGCATTCATTAGCCCAACAACTTCCTTAGCTGTCTTCCCTTTTTGAATAGCAACAAGATAGTTATGCTGTTCAGTTGTGAGTAATTTAGCCATTAAGCAACTCCAAATTTACGGTTCGCTTTCCGTTATATTCAGCGGCAGTTTTTTGCGCATCTAGGACCACACGCGCATTATCTATGATTTTACCTGCTACAGTAGAAATAGCTTTGCTACGTTCGATTTCTTTTTCAAGTTCTTCGTTACTTAGATCTTCCTCACCTAATCGCTCTAAGGTCATGAATAAATGGTCATTTAGGTCTGAAAGTTTATTCTTAGTCATTTACTTTGTCACCTCATTTTTCAATTTTATTACGCAAAATCAATTCTTGTTCAAACATTTTATGACGATACTTCGCGCTGCGATAATAACGATTTTTTTCTCTCAATCGGTTGATAATCGCTGCATTGATTGTTATGCTCGTTATCAAAATACCAATGCTGATTAACAGAGCTATTCCTAACATCATCTCAATTTTCATTTTCTATCCTCCTGAAAAATCCTTTTTTCCTGTAATTTTTTCATGCTGGTATTCATAATACATTTGATTAAACTTGTTAATCATCACGTCCTGCCTTTGGTTAACGTGCTTCTGCTCGTCTGTCACACGCTCTAGTTCTGTCTGCAGGTCTTTGATTTGGGCTTGCTGTTTCCCGTAACCTGCTATCATACCTATAACAAGCAAAAACATGATAAAACTCACAAACACAAGCCACAGCTGCGTATTTGCCAGAGCGCGTTTTTGGACAGTATGCAATGCTTCTAGATTTTCAACTCTATCTTTTAGGGTCATTCGTCGCCCTCCATCAGTTCTGGATTTTCGTAGATGTTGCCAAGGACTTCAATCTTATCAATATCACTAATGAGATATGCGTTAGTATTAATTAAGGTTTCGTCTAGTCCATTCAAAATACGATAAGCGCCTAGGCAATAATAAACAAAACCAATTTCATCGCAAATGTATTCAAAACCGTTATCGATTGAAAATTTAACAATATCCTTTTCAAAGATTTTCACTCCGCGCTTGTCACATATGCCTGTGGATTGCATGAGGATTGCATTCCCTATTTCAACTTCAAAAACTTCTTCTTCCATCGGGAAGCCATCGTCCCAATATATTTTTTTTAAAACAACGGTTTCGCTCTCAAAATCAACACCTTTAGGATTGTTTACCATGGTATCAGCCTCTGAAATCCACGCTCTAAATTTTGGTATCATCTTGCACCTCCTCAATCCATTTCGTAACCTGATAAAGTAAAATTAAAGCCACAATCTTGACAGTCCACTTCAATTGTTGTGTAATTGTCCCAAAGTTCATCAAAGTTTAAATCATAATATTTCAAAAAATCTTCATAATGCCATTCGTGCTCTTCGCCACAGTTGGGGCAATTATACAGAATCCATTCAGGCGTTTGTATGATTTGAAAATTAACTGACATCACTCCACCTCTTGCACTTCAACACCCTCGCAGTCGAATACCCAGCCAAATCCAGTCCGTTCCAGTTCCGCTTTAGTAAAATAAGATGGATCATTCTGTTGAGTGCGTATAAATTGAGGTGTTAATTCTTCGTTGTTGAGATAATATCTACCTAGATATTGCCCAAGATTTCCTTTTATTTTAACTGTATACCGCTTCTCCTGCTCCACTTCGTAGCCATCTAGCCAAGCGCGGGCGAAGGGGTCTTGATTATCAGCATCAAATAACCACCCAACGCATTCATCGGATAAGTTGTTTTCTTTCCAAACGGTGGGAGATGAAGCGAAGCCCAAACTTACATAAAAATCACCATTCTTCTTACATGTTTCAATCCACTCCGCCACAAACTGCGGAATGACAACCTTCTGCTTTTCATTAGCTTCCAGCGCACCTTCAAGCTTGCCTCGTTCGTAACCAAGTGTATATTTGACTGATCCGTAGTCATTTGCGAACTCGTGCATAATTTCGTCCATCCAGACTTTGCGGTTATGTTCTGGCAATTCACGAAGTCGTGCTAGTACGTTCCGCAGATAGAGCGGCTTTCCGTAAATTTCGTCGATTAAATCTCTAGCGCCATAGTAACCTACAAAATTACCAAAAATGGTAGGAGTCTTAATTTCTTCAAGTCTCTTTAATGCTTCTTTTTTATTCATCTCATCCTCTTTTCTTGAAAATCGTCGTCTTATCGCCCTCAATCTTCATCGCGCCTTTTGGCACGACCGAAAAAGTCAGGTTCTTCCAACTTTCGGCTAGCTTAGCCAATTCCTGCTTGACGACTTCGACTGGCTTCTTGGCTAGCTTATTCTTGTATTCGTTACCTAGCCTATAATGGTCGCGCTCCCAGTTCATTATCAGGCGCATTTGTTCTTGGTTTTGCATTGTTTACCCTCCTGTCTTCATCCAATTTCTGTGATACCAGTCAATTACCTCATCACGAGGAAACTTGTCACGCTTCCCCTCAATTCTTGGGAAATCTTTATGACAGTTGAAACGTGCATCAAACGTTCCAGTATCTTTCGTGCCCAGCAGCATTTCAGAGCATTGTGATTTGTTTAATTCCATAGGATAGCGCCGTTTTTCGTCTATCACAACGTGCATGACCTTTAATGCTCTATCCATCAGACCAGCTTCAAACTGATCTAACATTTGATTCATTAGATCATTCATGATATAATCCTCTTGTAATATTTATTTTTGAGTTCCTGACTTTGTTAAGGAGCTTTTTTTGATAAAATCTGATAGTTCTCCTGTATCTTTTGCTTTGCAAGGTAGGCCGTTTACTGATCTAAACACAATTTCTGATACAGTTTTGTATCCTAGCTTATCCCATGCTTCATCGAAAGTCTTAGCGCTTTTGCGAAACCTATTAGTGTATTCAGCTAGTACGTTGGCAAGAATAATCCATGCTATTTTTTGACCGTACAGTGAGATAAAAAAATCTTCTGCTTTGTCTTTACTTCTTCTACATTTCTGAATGCGCTCTTGCTGCTCTGGGGTAAAATCATCTGGAAATGCTCGAAATATCTTTTTCATATCACTACACCTCATCTTGTTCAATTTTTGGCAAGATGCCTTTTTTATTTTTAAGCAAATCATAAATAAACAAGCGACCTTTCTGCGTCCAGTATGTATGCATTTTGCTGCGCTCTGCATCAATCGTATGTGTCTTAGATTGTGTGTAACCTTTGCTAGCATATTTTTGATAAAGTAACCATGTGCTGCCTTGTTTAAATTGAACTTTCAACTCATGTAGTAAGTCGTTCAGCTTTCTAGCACTCATGCCGTAATCTTTAGCAATGACTGAAATAGCCACTAGTGATTCACTCTGCAAAATCAAATCATAGTATGTTGCCTTTGGCTGCAATTCTTGAATAATTTGATTCTTCTGTGCGATTTCTTCCTGAGCTTGCAAGCGTAGCTGTCGTTCTTCTTTTAGCTTCTGAAGTGCTGCGATTGCCATATCGGGGTTGTCTAGTAGGTCGTCAATAGCATACAAACCATGCTTACGAATAGCTGGCAAGACTTCCGATGTAACCCAGCGTTTGAACTCCTTAGCCCGCGGAAGCTTGCTAGACAGGATGAGAGAGTATAAGCCACTTTCGTTAATCGCAGATAACCCACGATTAGGGATATTTTCTAATGTCGCGTTTTGCGACGTTAGAGTAATTTTATCTTCGTCATCAACGTGCTTACTCAAAGCATCTCGCTGATTAGAATAACCAAGTACAATTGCTATATCATTTGCGACAAACCAAGGTTCTTCATTGATTGTCACTGTTCGGACTTCTTGTCCTTTAAAATTAAAAATTTCGTTCATGTTGTTTCCTTTCTAAGGTTAACGCCCTTCAAAATCTTCCCAAGGTTCTCGAATGCCTAATAGCTTCGACACTCGCAATTTCAAATCTGGGCTACCCTTACCTTTGGTTAACAAATCTGTTATTGTTCCTTGGCTTCGCAGTCCGACAGCTTGTGTCAAATCAGCTTTAGTCCAATTCTTCTCCTTCAATTTATGCTCAACCAACTCTACCCACCTTTTATGTTGCTGACTCATAATTTACTCCTTTCTTTTTTACTAATTAGAAAGTAAAGCGAATTTTTTTGCGAAATTTTTATAAAAATATTTGACATTTTTTATACTATGGTGTAAAATCAAGATATAAGAAAATATCAAACAAATTACCTGATAATACTACAATTCAACTCGCCAAAGTTTATTTTTTTTAGTTTTATCTTCGTTTTTTGTTTCGCTTTATTATTCGCTTTACAAATCATATTTTATACCAAAGTGTAAAAATTGTCAATAGTTTTAACACCTTTTTATAAAATATTTTTTCGTAATGCTTAGAAAGGTTGGTCTATCAATGTTTTCGACATTCGAAAAAATAAAAGAACTCGCCCAAAAAAGGGGGATTAGTCTGCAAAAAGTGGCAGAAGATATGGGCTATAGCGTAAATTATTTATATACTCTCAAGGAGAAGACCCCTAAATCGGACCGTCTTCAACAAATTGCCGACTACTTCCATGTATCCACTGACTATCTACTGGGTCGGACAGATAACCCAGCTATAGCTAATGATTCAGATGAAACTTTTAGTGTCAAAGGTCGAGCCATTGCTCGAAAGTATGACAGCTCTAGTCCTGAAAAACAAAAATACTACGATAAAATTATCGCAGCTATGTTCGAAGATGATGAGGAGGATGATTAAGTGGAAATTCCCTCTTCTCCACGTTATAAATTTGCCACACAAATGGCTCTCACTACTTTTACTTACTTTAATGTTTTAAATTTTCCTGTTGATATAAAGACGCTAATAAAGTCCGAAGGGATAAAACTCAAAAAATACTCTACAGTAGCAAAGAAGGTTGGTATTACAGTAGAAGAGGTTTGTAAAGAATACCAAACAAATTTAGCTTATATTTTTCGAGATAGTGCCGGAAACTATGCAATAGCATATAATGATACCAAGCCTGAGTACATGATTAGATTTAGCTTAGCACATGAACTAGGGCATTATGCGCTATTACACCTAGAAGATTTTGACGAAACTGTACTTCGCTATAGAGGGAGCAACCTCACTGAAGAAAAATACAGTGTTCTCGAAAGGGAGGCTAACTGTTTTGCTAGAAATCTAATCTCGCCCGCTCCTATTGCTGATCTCATTCCGCGAGAAGAATACCAAGAATATTTCGGAATCGGGTTCGAGGCCGAACAGACGCGGATAGGGCGCTTAGGCTCCGATAAATACTACACTAGTCTATTGAGCAACGACATTGATAAAAAGCATTTTTCAAATTTGCGTAAAAAATTAAAATATGCCCATCAATGCAGTACTTGCAACGCCATATTTTCAAAAAAATCTGTTAGCTATTGCCCCTTCTGTGGGGCCGCCGCGCCGACAAAATTATCAGTTCAGGAAGCAGTACACATAAAAACAAAAGGAGATTATATGAAATACTCATCCATAGAATTAGATGAAAATAACTTTCCCACCAAATGTCCCCGGTGTGAAAACGAAGATATTGATAGTTCTGATAAGTTCTGTTCTATATGCGCAGCCTATCTTAGAAATATATGTATAGGATCCGGACCTTTTGATGAAAATCCTTTCTCCCCATATCCTACGTTTGAACTTTACAAGGAAACGCAAGGCTGCGGAAAATCTCTACCCGGCTTTGCTAGGTATTGCCCTGATTGCGGCGGTCTTAGTTCTTATTTTAACCAGGAGTTGTTAAGCTTCTGGCAAAGTGAAAAGGAAGGACAAGAAATATTTTAATCTAAAGGAGAAAAATATGAAAAAACTACTATTTACTACTTCTATTTTACTATCTGCTGTTATTCTTACAGCGTGTTCAAATAACGAAACAGCTACAAAATCATCTCAAGCAAAAACAGAACGGACATCTCAAACTACCGCCAAATCTTCAAAGAAAACCGCTACTAGCATTGACGATTTTAAACAAAAACTTAAAACAAATGGATTTACTATTGAGCGCGAGCAAGAAAAATCAGCTTCTTTAGTACAAGCAAAAGAAGGAAAAGGGTTTGTTTTATCAGACGGCAGTTCAGTAGAAGTTTATCAATATGAATCAAATAATCCTTACTTCTCCAAAATTAAAGAAGATAAAAAGCTTCTTGATCAGCCCGTGACAATTTATGGTAAATTTGTTGTGATGATCGTTAATCCAACAGATTCAAAAAATAAAATCTTAGATAGCTTTAAAGATTTTGAGTAAAAAATAATAATCTATTAAAAAACAGAAGGAGAAATTATTATGGCAGCAGGAATTGCTAAAGTAATACAAATTATTGATAAGTATACCCTTATCATTGACAGAGGTTCGAAACATCATATAACAAACGGTCAAAGAATTAAAGTTATAGAACGTGGACCTGAAATTAAAGATTTAAATGGTGAAGTTTTAGGTATATATGATTTTGTGAAAGCCGAATTAACTATAACAGAAGTTTATGAAAATTATTCGATAGCTAAAAATTTACATGAAGTTGAAAGTTATTTACTATCTAGATCAGCATCAAAAATATTTGGTCAAGAAAATCAAAAGGTAGAAACTGAAATGCCAATAAATGAAAGTCAAGTCACTCCAATGGCTCCTGTGAATCCTAATATTTCTTTAGGAGATGCTGTGAAAATTTTTTAGTTGACAGTATTCAAAGAATATTGTATGATAAGGATGAATTAAATGGTCCCTAACGAGACTAGGAATTTCCTCCTTTCATACGAAAGGAGGATTTCTTTTTGTCTGATAGACCTTTTTTAACTTATAAACAACAATTAGATAAATTAAATAAAAAGAATGTCACATGGAGCGATGATTTTCTAATTGAAGAGAGTTTGAGAAGCCATTCGTACTACGGGATTATAAATGGTTATAAAGATATATTTGGAACATATTTTGATGAAGAACTTCAGATGGAGGTGTTCAAAACTAAAACTCCTTTTGCCAAGTTACATCGTCTTGCGCTGATTGATAATAGTCTTAATAATTTATTGTTTAAGTATATTATTTATGTTGAAAAATCATTGAAAACTAAAATAGCTTATGTTGTAGCGAGAGAATACGGTGAACACGAAGATGACTACTTAAAGTCCAGTAACTATGTAAGTACATCAACTTTAAGCCGCTCGTCAGAAATGAACAATATACGTCAACAGCTAAAAAATAATAAAAATAGTGCTTCTCTACAACATTATAAAAACAATCATGACTGTATTCCGCCTTGGATTGCAACAGGAGGAATTTATTTTGGGACGGCCATAAATTGGTATAAAATTTTGAAAGGAAAATTAAAAATAGAAATTACCCAAGAATTCTTTTTTCTCACAAACTTAACAGATGCTGATAAGCAAAAGGAATTACTTACTGTTATGCTAAACTTACTTCAGGAGTATCGAAATAATATTGCTCACGGAAGCAGAACATTTCAATCAAACGTTCGTACAGAACTTACTAAAAATCATTTACTTGAAGCAGTTGACGAAAGAGTATTAACAGAATCAGAATTCTTATCTGGCATAGGGAAAAAGGACTTATTTGCAGTGATGCTTTCGATTGTAATCTTAATAAATGATCAGCTGCTACTTGATCAATATTTATTCGACTTAGAAAATCTCATCATACCTTACGCAAAAACAAAACAGCAATTGTCTCCTCAAGGTGATATTTTTAAAACATTAAATATTCCTGAAAATGTTATTGACAGGCTTTCAAACGTCTTGTCAATTAAATTTAAATAAAAAAATCCCCACGCTGCCGACCAAAGCAAAGCGTGAGGATTGACTCTGTATAGTAATCAGGCATTAAAAAGCCCTTTTTACTTACCCATTTTATCAAAAAGTGAGGTAAAATACAATATGGCATCAATTAGAAAAAGAGGAAAATACTTTGAATACCGTGTCGTCTATCATGATAGTTTAGGAGAAAGACATGACACCAGTCAGATATCAAGAGTTTTTAAACAAATTTGGTTCAAAATATGCTCAAGATACGATTGAACGGACGCACTACCATATAAAATCAGCTGTGAAAATTGCTGTTCGCGATCAACTTATTCCATCGAATTTCACAGAAGGAGCGGTTGTTAAATCACAAAAAGAAAAAAAGCCAGAAGCTGAAAGCTATCTTGAAGAAGATGAGTATTTCTATGTCATTTCAAAGACTCAAGAAAATCCACAATATATTTCACATATGACTCTCTATATTCTGGCTATTAGTGGAATGAGATTCGCTGAAGCTATGGGTCTAACTTGGGATGACATTGATTTTAAAAACCAAGTTTTCAGAGTTGAAAACACATGGGACTACTCTGACACAGAAGATTTTTCAGAAACTAAGAACGAACAATCTATTAGAGAAATCCCCTTTAATGATAATGTAGCAAAAGTTTTGAAGAATTATAAGGAAAATTATTGGCGAGAAAATAAACAAGGTCGGGTGCTTTTTGGAGCGTCAAATAGAGCCACTAACACAGCTCTTAAGAGGATGGTTAAAAGAGAAGTCCACCCGCATACTTTGAGACACACATACGCCTCCTATCTCATTTTTAAGGATGTACCAGTTGCCAGTATCTCAAAACTGTTGGGACACAAATCAATATTAGTAACACTCAAGGTTTATGCTCACCAGTTTGAAAAAATGAAAGAAAAACATCATTCAGAAGTTAGAAATATTTTATCAGAAATTCATTAG